AGCCGTCGCGCCGGAAGTGTTCGGCGCGGTGCTTCAGGGCGCGGGGAAACGCGCGGCGTCTCTGGTCCTGGCGATCGGAACCCCGGCGCCGGGCGCGCAGTCGTCGGCCCTGTTTCAACTCCGCGAACGGGCGGCGGCGGGCGCGCCGGTCGCCTGGGTCGAATACGCCGCCGACGCGGGATGCGCGATCGACGACCGGAGCCAGTGGGCGAAAGCGAACCCCGCGTTACGCGCCGGTTTGCTGTATCCCGACGCGCTCGCGGGCGAACTTCAGATCGTGTCGGAGGTCGAGTTCCGTACCTACCGGTTAGGCCAGTGGGTCGACGCGACGCTGGCGGATTGGCTACCTGGTACCGCCTGGGATGACTGTCCCCACGCGGACCCGCCACCCGACGGCGCCGAGATCGTCCTGGCGGTCGCCGCGTCGTGGCGGTCGACCGTCGCGGTTGTCGGCGCGACGCCGGACGGCGCGATCTTCCACGCGTACAGCGGGACAGGCGAATACGCGACCGACGAGACGATCGACGAACAGATCAACGCCGCGTGTCACCGTTGGAACGTCGTCGAGGTCGTCGTCGCACCGCGGACGCGGGCGAACCTGGTCCGGTACTGGCAGGACCTCGGCGCGTTCCCGGTCTGGGTCTGGCCGAACACGGTCGAGGTCGACGCCGCGTCGTCGACGGAATGGCGGCGCGCGATCGTCGAGGGACGCGTCGCACACGACCACGATCCGGAACTTGGCGAACAGGTCGCCGCGCTTGTCGGACGTCCGACCGCGGACGGGTCGTTACGTCTCGGCGCACCCGACGACGAGACACCCGTCGACCGGGCGCGCGCGGCGCGCATGGCCTGGTGGCGCGCGATCGAAACCGAAGGCGGCGCCGCGCCGATGATCTACTGAAACGCCCGCGCTCCGGTACCGGCGCCGCCGCGAACGCGGCTTAGAACTCGATACAGCGGGCGGTTTCGGCGCGCGACCGCCGTTTGTGGTCGCGGAGATATTCGCGACGGTGTTTCGTCTGGCATCGCGCGCAACGGGCCGGGGGACGACCCCGGCCCGCGTAGCGCAGTTTGCGACCGCAGTCCGCGCAGGTCACGACCGCGCCCGCTGGTTCCGGACCCACTGGAAGGCGGCGCGGCGCGGCATGTAGGCGAACGGTCGGCGGTAGCGGGCTTCGCGGATGGCGACCCGCCCGCCGCCCGTCGGGGTAATGACGTATTGGTCAACGTGTTTACTCATGCCCCGAGTCTACATTAAATGCGCGCCGCGTGTCTACATTTTAAGTGCGACGGCCGAGGATCGCGAGGAACGCGCCGACCGCGATCACGCCGACCTCGACGACCAGGAACCAAGCCTGAGTTTCGGTCACGGGTCCTATCCCTCCCCCCGCCGACGGGGTTAGTCTCAGCGGGACTAGTCCCGCTGAGACTAAACGGGGTCGGATGCCGTCACGGGTGATCGAGCGCGCGCGGCGCCTAGTTCGCCAGTGGTCGCCGCCGTCCTGGTTCACGGCGCAAGGGCCGTACACGTCGGTTATCGTCTCCGACCCGCAGGGCGCCTGGTGGGCGATGCCAGTGACGGCGCGGACCGCGCTCGCGGTGTCGGCGGTGTACCGCGCCCTGGCGATCTACGCCGACGACATAGGGACCCTCCCGGTGTCTCGTCTCCGGGGGACCGAAGTCCTCGGCGCGCCGCCGTTCGTGGCACGGCCCGCGGGTGCGGTCGTCGGGTGGACCGACGAGATTGGACAGATCCTCTGGAGTCTCTTGCTGCGCGGGAACGCGTACTGCCTTGTCACGTCGACTGACTGGACGGGCTATCCGGAGACGTTCCACGTTCTGAACCCCGATCAGATGGTCGTCGAACGCGCCCCGTCGCGTGGTCTGCGGTACCGGTGGAAAGCGGGCGACGGGGAACGGATCCTCGACAATCCGTCGGTGACGGAACTTCTCCACATTCGGTGGCAACGTCCGCCCGGTTCCCCGGTCGGTCTCGGGATCCTCGACGTGAACGCGGGACCGGGATCGTCGCTTGCGGCCGCGTACGCGGCGCAGACATACGCGGCGGATTCCCTCGCGAATCCGATTCCGCCCGCGGTGCTCACTCACCCGTTGCGTCTCAACAAACTCCAGGCCGAGGATCTCCAGACTCAGTGGGCGACCTCACTCGGACGGGGACGCGCGGTGCCTGCGGTCCTCTCGGGTGGGGTGACCTATCAGGCGTTGACGGTGACACCGCGCGACGTCCAATTGATCGAATCGCAACGGTGGAACGCGACGTCGGTCGCGGTCGCGTTCGGTCTCCCCGCCTACATGCTCGGCGGGTCGACGGGCGATTCGATGACATACAGCACCGTCGAGGGAGAGAACACGCGTCTTTGGGTGAACACCTTGCAGCCGATGGCGGTCCGCCTACAGCGGGCGTTCGACGCCTGGTTACCCGCGGGACAACGTCTCCGATTCAACCCTGACGCGTTGTTGCGGTCTCAGACTCTCGACCGGTACAACGCCCACAAGATCGGTCTCGACGCGGGGTTCCTGGAGGTCGACGAGGTCCGCGAGATCGAGAACCGTCCCCCGCTCGCCGCGGCGGCGCCGCCCGCGGCGTTACCGGAACCGGCGCCGATCGACGTCCCGGCGCCTCTCCTGGAGGTCGTAGCGAATGAGTGAACTTCTGGTCCGGAGTTTCGACGCCGATCTCGCGGGTGACGGTCGGACGATCGTCGGGCGGATCGTCCCGTTCGACGTCGAGGCGACCGTCTCCGATCCGGACCGTCCCGTCCCCTATCGGGAGGTCTGGCGGCGCGGCGCGTTTCGTCACGTCCTCCGGGCGCCGCATCTAGTGCGGATGGTCTACGAACACGACGACCGAACGATCCTGAACGTCGTCGGACACGCGACCGCGCTGGAGGAACGCGACGACGGATTACACGGGGAGTTCCGGGCGGTCGGCGCGCCGGGAGATCACGCCCTCGCCCTGATCGACTCGGGGACGGTCCGCGGCTTGTCGGTCGGCGCGTACATGCACGAACGCGGGTCCCGGCCGGGACCGACCGGGGAGGTCGAACGGGTGCGGGTCTCACGCCTCGCACACGTCGCCCTCACGGGGATCCCGGCGTTCTCTGACGCTGAGGTCCTGGCGGTCCGCTCCGGGGATCCTGGGGCGTCTGAGACGCCCGCCCTCGCGTCGGTCCTTGACTGGAGTGCGCGCGCGCGGGCACGATTCCCCGCGAGTTAGGTAGCGGCCCATCCGCCGCGACGCCCGTCAGGACCCATCCCGCACGTCTGGGGACCCATCCGACGGGGTCGGCAGGACACACCGCGGACGCTCGATTCCCGACCTTGGAAATCGCGCCCCTGGAGGGTCCGCTATGCCTGCCGTTCTCGATCGTTTGCACGCCGAACGTTCCCGCCTTCTGGAAATGGTCGACGAGATTGCCCGCGTCGCGGACGACGCCGATCGTGACCTGACCGAGTCTGAACAGCAATTGATCGCGCGTCACCGGACACGGATCGACGACGAGATCGACCCGCAGATTTCGACGTTGGAGGAAGTCGAGGTCTCCCGCGCCCGTCACGTCCAGCGGGTCACGTTCGACGCGCCGCCGCCCGTCGGGACTCTCGTCCCCCGGTCGGAACTTCCCGACGGTGCGGTGATCTATCCGACGTTCGCGCATTGGGCGCAGGACGAACTGATTCGTCGGTTCGATCAGATCGCGTCGCGTGCGGGTCACGGCGCCCGTCAAGCCGCCGAGGAACGTCTGAATCGTGCGGTCGCGGCGACGACGTCGACCGACGTTGCGGGTCTGATCCGCCCGCAGTACCTGTCGCAGATCGCGCAGGTGATCGACAAGTCCCGCCCGATCGTCGACTCGGCGCGCAAGGTCTCGCTCACGTCGGGGACGTTGCAGTATCCGTCGATCACTCAGAAGCCCATTGCGGTGAAACAGACGACGGAGAAAACCGAACCGACAAACCAGAAGATGACGGTGGCGTTTGTGTCGGTCGCCGCGGAAACGTTTATGTCGGTGGGGGACCTGTCCTGGCAGTCGATCCAATGGTCCGAACCGGGGGTCCTCGGTCTCTGGTTCGACCTCGCCGCCGAGGCGTACGCGATCCAGACCGAAGCCGCGACGGGTCTCGTCGTCGGCGCCGCGACGGTGATGGCAACGCCCGCGATTCCCGCGACGCCGACGCTGGCGGATTGGATGACGTCGATCATGGCGGCGGCGGGCGTGATCTATTCGACGTCCCGACGTCGGGCGGACACGGTCTATGCCGATATCACGACCGGCTATTCGATCATGGGTCTGGTGTCGAACGCCTCTCCGGTGTTCGTTCCCGCGGGTGGATTCTCGATCGCGTCGGGTCAGGGAACCGTTGGCGGTCTCCGTCTGGTGATCTCGGCGGGTCTCGCCGCGAAAACGGTCGTCGTCGCGGATTCTCAATCCCTGTTGGTCGCGGAGACCGCGGGCGCACCGGTCGAACTCCAGGCGGTTCAGCCGTCGATCGGCGGTCTCGAGGTCGGAGTGATCGGCGCGTTCGCGTCGAAACTCACCGACGCGGGCGCGATGCGGAAACTGACGATCCCGTAAACGGAGGTCCGAACAGTGAGTGAGACGACCGGTTACGAACCGACCGACGAACAGATCGCGCAAGCGGCCGAGGCACGCGAACGCGAGGCATCGGACCGGGCCGAACGCGGCGACGAGACCGAAGGCCCGTCGTCGCGGGAAGTGTCGGGCGAGGATCCCGCCGCGGAGGTCGCGGCGACGCATCCCGACCCGGAACCGGCCGAGGAAATCCCGTCGTCGGCTGAGGTCTCGACGACCGACGACCCGGCCGCGGAGGTCGCCGCGACGCACCCTGACCCGTCGGAACCGTCGGAACCGTGACGCCCGGTGTCGGTCTACGCCACGCGCGAAGAATTAGCGGCGGCGCTACACACGTCGGTCACCGTCAAGAATGCGGATCTTCTCGACGTGTGTATCGCCGCGGCGTCCGCGGAGATCGACCACGAATGCGACCGGTATCCGGGGGACGGAACTCCGGAGGATCCGGCTACGCCGATCGACCCCGACGATCCGTTAGCGCACATCGTCTGCATCGCGCGCGGCGTCGAGTGGTACAAGGCGAACGACGCGGTATTCGGCGTCATCGGATTTGCCGACACCGGAGTCCTCGCCGCGCCAAAGGACACGTTCGGACGTCACGCGGCGACCCTGATCCCGCTGCGCCAACAATTCGGGATCGCGTGACCGGTGGCGGAAGGGTTCCGCGTTGCGCGGTCCCTGACCGCCCGTTCCGCGACCGCGACGTCCGCGCGCGCGACGCTCACGACCTCGGCGCCGTCGATCGTCACCCTGGCGGGTCGGGCGTCGGTCTCGACGTCGGCGCGTGGCGCGCTCGCCCGGTCGCGGCCGTTGTCGGCGCGCGCGGACGTCGCGACGTCGGGACGGGGAGTGTTCGTCCGGACCCGCGGTCTCACGGCGCGCGCGCCGGTCGCGACGTTCGGGGTCGGGGACCTGACCGTATTCAGCGCGAAACCGCCGCCTGGAGTGTTCGCGATGTTCCGTGAACTTGTCGCGCAGGTGCTGCGGTCTCTCGACGTCGGCGCCGAGGTCCACCCGTTACCGGTCGACGCCCTCTCCCCGCCCGCGTTCTTTCTGAAGTGGGCGGACCCTTGGACCGAACCGGCGACGCATTGTCTCGACCTCGCACACCTTCAGGTCGTGTGCGTCGCGGCGCGCGTCGACGTCGAACCGGGAATCGAGACGCTGGAACTCATGGTCGAGGGTGCGCTTGCCGCGTTCAATCGGGCGGGGATCCCGCACGGGATCACGTCGGGTCCGCGTCCGCTCGACGTCGGCGGGGTCGCGTATCTCGCCGCGGAAATCTCAGTCAGTAACACCGTCAACGTAGGGAGTTAGACCGATGGCTGATCCTGTCCCGCACTTTATGACTCGCCCGCTCCTGGTGATCGGCCCGTCCGCGTCGCCGATCATGGAACTTCAGTGTGCGGCGAACAACATCGAAGCGACCCCCGACCAGGACGAGAACGAATACGACACGTATTGCGGGTCGTATCAGACCCTCGGACCGGAGAAGTGGAACATCACCGCGACGGTTCTCCAGTCGTTCGGGACTGACGGGGTCTGGACGAAACTCCGACCGGTCGTCGGCACCGTCCAACCATTTGAACTCAGGCCGGACGCGCCCGACCCGCGTGGTCTCGACAATCCCGCGATGACGGGCAACGCGCTGGTGAAGGCGTTCCAATTTCTCAACGGTGGGGTGAACGGCCCGTCGGAGATCGACATTGTGCTGAAGGTCCAAGGGACACCGACCTGGTTGACGACCGGTGGCACGCCGTTACGCGCGACAAGTTCGACGGCCGGGACGCCGGGATCGTTCACGCCCGCAGGATGCGCGATCCCCGACGATTTCGCGGACCTCACCGCGTCGCCCGCGATCACGTCGACACCCGCGACCGCCTGGACGACAGGCCAATACGTCGCACTTCAGGACGGATCCCGCGCCCACTGGAACGGGACCGCCTGGATTGCGGGCGCCAAGCCGTGAACCTGTCCGTCGAGGTCGACGACTCCGACCTGGCGCGGGACCTCGCCCGGTTCCGCGCCGGGATCGACGCGCACGCCGAGGCGGTCGGACAGGCGCAAGCCGCGACGACCGCCGCGGAGATCCGCGCTGAGGTCCCGCGCCGGTCGGGTCGTCTCGCCTCGACGGTGCATTCGGTTCGCGTCGACGGCGGCGGCGCCGTGTCCTACGGCGCCGCGTTGCCGTATGCGCGTTACATCGAACGTCGGACCGGGATCGTCGCCGCCGCGTCGGCGCGCGGCGCGGCCCGGTACCGGACCGCCTGTCAGACCGCCGCCGAACAGGAAGCGAGGAAAGTGTGAGCGAGACGAACGGGCGTCTCCGCGTCGACGCGAACGACCTGACGCTACGCGAACACGCGGAAGCGATGCGCGCCGCGGAACCGTACGCGGAGCACCCCGCGTCGGCGGATTACGTCGTCGCGGGGATGGCCTGGCAAATCCGATGCCGTACCGACCCGGAGTTCACTTACGAACAGGCGTTGGAACTCAAATTGTCGGAGATCGAACTTGTCGGGGCGGGCGATGACGCGGGGGAAGTGTCCGCCGCCGATTCTGGCGGTCCTGCGCCGTTATCGGCCGTGCCTGGGGAATCAGTCCCGGCGCCGTAATGGATCTCCCCGTCGGTCTGATCGAGGAAATGGACCGCGTCCTGGTCGACGAGGCGCGCGCGCGTCGACGCGCCGCCGCGAAACGCAAGGCGTAACCGGTGGCCGCGGACGTCGTCGTCCGATTCCTCGCGGACACGGCGCAACTCGACCAGGCGACCCGCCAGATCGAGGGAACCGGCGACCGTCTCCGGTCGGTGGGCCGCACGATCGCGGGCGCGATCGGCGGCGCCGCGGTGATCGGCGCACTCGCGTCCGCGACGAAAGCCGCGTCGTCGCTGAACGAGACCGTCAGTAAGTCCGACGCGATCTTCGGGAAGTCCGCGAAGTCGATTGAGAAGTGGGCAGAAGGCGCCGCCGACGGTTTCGGACAGTCGAAACAACAAGCCTTAGAGGCGGCGGCGACGTTCGGGAATATGTTCGACCAACTCGGCACCGGGGAAGCCGACACGGTCCGCATGAGTAAACGCATGGTCGAACTCGCGTCGGATTTCGCGTCGTTCCACGACGCGGACATAACCCAGGTCCTAGAGGCGCAGACCGCCGCGTTCCGCGGCGAGTACGACGCGTTGCAGAAGTTCGTCCCGACGATCAACGCCGCCGCGGTCGAGACCAAAGCCCTCGCGATGACGGGGAAAGAAAACGCCAAGGAACTCACCGCGCAGGAGAAAGCCGCCGCGACGTATCGGCTGATGATCGAAGGCGCCGGGAAAGCGGTCGGGGATTTCGACCGAACGTCGGAATCCGCCGCGAACCAACAACGCAAGTTCCAGGCGCAAATGGCGGACCTCCAGGCGACGGTCGGTCAGGCGTTGCTCCCGGTGCTGGTCCAGGTCCTCGGCGTCCTGTCCGACGTCGCGTCCCTGTTCCAGCGATTGCCCGCGCCGGTCCAGACCGCGATCGTCGCCCTCGGCCTGTTCGCCGCCGCGTCGGCCGCGATCGCGTCGCTGCATCTGATCGAGACCGCCAAATCCATTGGGTCGGGGTTTAAGACAGTCGCGGAAGGCATCGCGTCCGCGACGACCGGAATCGTGAACTTCGCGCGGACTGCCGCGGTCGCGATCGTGACGAACCCCATTCTGCTCGCGGTCACCGCGATCGCCGCAGCGTTCACCGCGCTCGCGTTCTGGTCCGCGTTCAGTAAGAGCGCGACCGAGAAGGCGACCGAGGCGGGGAAGGAATTCGGTAAGACGCTGGTGGAAAACGCCCGCGCCGCGTCGGATCTCGCGGTCACTCTCGACACGTTGCGCGGCCAGAACGGATCGCTGCGCGCTCAGATCGCGGATACGACCGACGTACTGGAGTTGTATCAGAAGGTCGCTCACGATAACTACCTGGCGCAGACGCAATTCGGTATGTCGTCGGGTCAAGCGGCGGCGCACGTCGCGGAATTGGAATCGCGGCTCGCGCGGCTGAAAGGCACGCAAGAGGTCGTCCGCGACGAAATCCAGAAGATCAAGCGGGAACAGGAACTCGCCGCGATCGCAGACGACGCCCGCCGCGACGCGCTAAAGGGTGTCGCCGCGGCGACGGATATCACGACCCAAGCGACGGAGGAAGGGATCCGCGCCCTTCAGGCGTACAGCAATCAGGTACTCGCCGCGCAAGGCGGATGGATCGGCTACGAGGCGGCGCAACTCCAGGTCCAACAGGCCGAGGAAAACCTCCAACGTGTCCTAGCCGATCCCGAACACACGGCGTTACAGGCGGCGCAGGCCGCGAATCAACTGGAGTCCGCGAAACTCGGCGCCGCGTCGGCGGCGGTCGACGCGACCGCGAAGGAACAGGCGTTCACGTCGACGCTGAACCAGAACGCGATTCCCGGTCTGACCGCGATGCGCGCCGCGCTCGTCGAGACCCAGAAGAAACACGGGGATAACACGGGCGCGATTCAGACCGAGATCGAGAAAATCGACCAATACATCTGGACCGCGGGTGGGATCCCGCCGCAGAAAACCACCAAAGCGCATTTCGACGCCGACGCCGCGTCGTCGCGGATGGCGGACTACGCGCGGCAACTCGACCAACTACCGGAGACGGTCCGCACCGAGGCGATCCTTGCGATCCAACAAGGGACGATCGGTTACGCGTTGCCACAAGCGGGCGCGGGTGGGATCGTCCCCGGACC